TCAACTCATAAGTTGGCGTACTAATCTTGGGTAAAGGCATAATCTATGCAATTCAGTATATTATATATAAGGGTTTTCTTAAACTCTGCTAAACTGAGGTAAGAAGAAGTCACCCATTAATTCAGCACCAAATCTCCGTAAATTAAATTCATTAAACTCTGCATTACCAGAAGATTTTGGATCTCTTCCAGATATAGCAACTTGTTTAGCAGTATTTTCAGTAATAAAGTATCTTGTATAAGTCATAGACACTGTAGTCTTCATCAAACTAGAACCCTCATAAGATAGTGGGGATGAACTTATTTGTTTTGGATAAGCATCTACAAAATGATATTCTAATAGATTGGATGCAGGTTCTTCTCTATCTGGATGAACCCAACCCATATCTCTCTCATACTTAACAATATTCAATTTAGTCCTATATCCACTATTATTACCTACCTTCTTCACACCATCACCATCAGGATACCTTGCTCTCATAACAATATTAGGCTCGGACAAATCCTGTATATTACCATTTTTATCAATCTCACCAGTAATATACTTCATCCAATAATCAAAAAATCTAATCTGTTTATATCCACTATTAACAGTAACTAAGAATGTAAAATCTATAGTCTCATCATACATCCTCCTATATCCATGTCTCTCAGTAACACCAGCATAATCATTCTGCTGTTCTAATGTAGCAATACTAGATCCTGGTAAGGATGCCTCTTGACAAGACAGCTCAAGAAGTTCTCCATCATATAATGATGGATTTTGTTGTTGTATAAATCCTGGAAGAGGGAACACCACAGAATAGAACGAAGATAAGGACGGATTCATAATCCGTTCTTTTAACTTGTTCATCCTAACGCCAGGATTGATTGGCGGTAAACTTCCCATCTAAATATTAATAATTAGTCTATTAATACATATTTATACTAGATGAATGAGAGTGTAAAAAGCAGGTATAGACCAAAGAACCCTGCTAAGTATAAAGGCAATCCAAATAATATCATTTGTAGAAGCAATTGGGAGAAAAAATTCTGCCAATGGTGTGATACTAATGAGAGTATTCTCCTATGGGCAAGTGAAGAATTCTCAATCCCATATCGTTCACCTCTAGACAATAGACTTCATAAGTATTACCCAGACTTCCTCATTAAAGTTCAAGAAGGTAGTGGTGTTGTAAGAGACTATGTGATAGAAGTAAAACCTAAAAAACAGTGTCGTCCTCCAAAAAGAGGATCTAAAGTAACAAAAGGATATATCTATGAATCTAAAGAATATGCTAAAAATCAAGCAAAATGGAATGCTGCACAAGAATGGTGTAAAGATAGAAGACTAATATTTAAAGTTATAACCGAAGACGAACTAGGAATAAAATATAAATGACTCTCTTTAGTGACATAGAAGAACAATTCTCAGAGAAGGATGGTAGATCACCATTCTTCTATAGAAGAGCGTTTAGAGGATTGGTAACATCATACAAAAATAACCCACGTAAATTTATATCAGACGAAAAAAAGGATCGTGAAGGTGCAGATGAAAATCTTCTCAGAAAAATACCAAAAATGGGACATTTAATGATGTTCCAATATGAGACAGAAACAAAAAATTTAAAGATATTTGATGAATATCCATTAGTATATGTAATAGCAATAGATGGTAGAAGTTTTACTGGATGTAACCTACATTACATAGATCCAAAGAAAAGAGAAATGGTAGTAGAAAACTTAATGGAAGATAGATTAAATTTACCTCGCAACTCCGTGTCTAAATATAGTATGGCGAATGTAGGTCCGCTATTAGATATTGCAAAAAGTGAATGGGCAACTGCAGCAAATCTTCCTATAGAAGAATTTGTATCTATTAAGGATGGTAAAAAACAACGTCTAGTGACTAATAAAGTTTGGAGTGAAACCAACAAAACATTTAGAGATATGATTAGAGGCGTTAGAAGATACCAAGGATATGGCAAAAATGACTCAGACTTTAGGTAATAATGGCTAAAGAAAAGGCAGTAGTAAAAACTGGTGTGGATGGTAGAGAGATCTTTGAATCTCCTTCATTCGGAGTACAATACACCCAGATGCTTCAGGGTGGTGGAATAGTGGGGCCAATACCAAAAATTCAAAATAAAAAAGTAAGAATAGAATTTGATCCTACATTAAAACAAACAAATATATACGAACAACCTCTTGACTCTCAAGGAAATGCACAAGCATTAACCAGTGGAGACAAGATGGCAAGTGTTGGTATGGACGGAGTATATAAAGATATAAACTCATCAAAATTTCCAGGTCTTGACGCATCACTGGCAGATAAAAACTCAATATTAAATAAATTAATAGCGAAACAAATAATAGATACCTTCCAAGAAGGATTTGAAGCAAAAAATGGTAGACCTCCGACTCAAGCAGAAACAGAAGAAGGTATAGGCAGAGCATCAGAAAATTACTTTAAAGCAGCAGCAGTTCCAGATAAATTCCAATCAGCAGGTAAAAAAGGAGATCCAAACTCTGATGATCTCTCTTCAGACCAACCTTCATTAGGTGTATTAAAAGCAGCAGATGGTACAAGATCTTTAATCAAAGGCAAAATGGCAAGACCAGTTGCTGGTGGAGAAGATCTAATCTATCCCATAGGTAGATCTCGTGATGCAGATTACATATCATTTACCGCTCTTGAATATTCTGCAAAGAAAGTATCAGACACCGCATCTGGTTTTAGTTTTGGAGCTAGAGAAACTAAAAAAATAGGTGGTACTGTTGCACTACCTATTCAATCTGGTATTGCAGATGCATTCTCTACTGGATGGAATGAGGATACTATGAATCCTCTACAAGCAGCAGGTGCAAAAATCGCTAAGGGAGCGATGAATGATAAAATGAAGGAGACATTAACAGAAACTGCTAAAAACCTTCAAGGTGCTGAAGGTGAAATGAGTACAATGATTGAGAATGTATTCGCTGGTGAAGCAGTTGGAGCAAATGTTCTAACAAGGATGACTGGTGGAATAATGAACCCTAATTTAGAATTACTATTCCAAGCACCTCAATTAAGACCTTTTAACTTTAATTTTAGACTAACTCCAAGAAGTCAAAAAGAAGGTACAGTAGTTAAACAGATTATTAAATTCTTTAAACAGAATATGGCTCCTCAACAAGAGAAGACTAAATTATTCTTAAAGACACCAAACGTATTTGGTATTGAATATAAACATAGAGCATCTAGACATAAAGGACTAAATGCTATTAAAGGTCCATGTGCTTTAACAGCAATGAATGTAGACTATACTTCAGAAGGAACTTACATGACTTTTGAAGATGGTACTATGATCTCATATGTAATATCATTATCCTTCATGGAACTTGAACCAGTATATAATCATGATTATAACGAATTTGGTGAAGACGAAATAGGATTCTAAAACAATGCCAACTTATTTTAGGGGAATACCCGATTTTAAATACATTAGTAGAGATCCAAAGTATGGAACTTCTTTGGATGACTATGTTATTGTCAAAAATTTATTTAAAAGAGGTAAATTAAGAGCAGATATTTTTGAGAACCTAGCATTCTTTGAGAAGTACACTATCGAAGGTGATGATAGACCTGACAATGTAGCAGAAAAAATATATGGTGATCCAACACTTGATTGGGTTGTTCTCCAAGCAAATAATATACTAAACGTATATGAAGAATGGCCTAAAACACAAATAGCATTTGATAAGTACTGTATAGAAAAATATCAAACATATGATAACTTATATGGTGGAATACACCATTATGAGACACTAGAGCATACTGACACTGAAGGTATTATTATAATTCCTGCTGGTAAAATTGTTACTAAAAGTTTTTATGATGCTCCTGAATATGCGGTTGAAACTAATCCAGATGTTAACCTTCCAGGATTAATTCCAGGAGTATATGCAGAAGGAAGTGCAACAGTAGGTGGTAGTAATGGAGAAGTTACAGGTTTATTCGTAACAGGTCCAGGTGCAGGTTATACAGATATTGGTAGTGTAGTTATATCTGCTCCTGGTGCTGCAACCACTGCAACTGCAATATGTGCTTTAAATGTCCCTCCAGATGATATGGAAGTTGGACAAGTAACTATTATTGATTCTGGTCAAGCATATACATATCAACCTGGAGTTACATTTAGTGATCCAAAGGAAACGGTAGCAGGTATTCTAACTGCAACTGTAGGTGTTGGTACTACTAATAATGGTGAACTATCAATGGTATCTATTGCTAACTCTGGAGATGGATACAACTTTACTCCTATAGTCACAGTTGCACCTCCACCAGATCCTATAGGTAATGCAATATACGTTGGTATAACAACTTATCAAATGCCAGCAGGATTTGAAGGTATTCATATAAGTCCTGCAGGGGATAGAATGTATGCTGCTTTTGGATCTTTAGGATATACTGTTGGTGAGATACATGAATGGGTTCTATCTACACCTTGGGATGTAACTACTGCGGTATTAGATAATATAAAAATATTAAACTTCACACTAACATTTACATATGCTACTGGTATTGATTTTAAACCAGATGGTAAAACAATGTATGTCTCTGGTCAGACATCCTCTGGATTTAAAGTAGCACAATACTCATTAGGAACTGCATGGGATATTGGTGGTACAGTAACCTATGTTACTAGTATATCAACTGTAAGTCCTTCAGGAATTAGATTCCAAGATAATGGAAGTCACATGTTCCTTATGGATACAGATAATCCAGATACTATTAGAAAATATGAATTAATTACACCTTGGCTTATATCATCAGCAATCAGTACCCCAGTACAAACTATAAACATTGGTAATCTATGTAATGGTGAATCATCTTCTAATGCATTTAACTTTAAAGATGATGGATCAGAACTTTATATAAGTGGTTTAGACAACTCATCAGTCTATATTCTTACATGTGGAACAAACTGGAATCTTGATTCATTAACATTAAAAGGAACCTTAAATGTATCATCTAAAGATAGTAATCCATTAGATGCCTTCACAAATCCAACTTCAACTAGATTTATAGTATCTGGTGGAACTGGAAGATATATACACACCTATAATATAGACTTAACAGCAAAAGCAACAGTATCATTAGTTGGTGAAAATCTTGGGATAACTGCTATATCAAATCCTGGTGGAACTTATGATCCAGCAAATCCACCAGTAATAACAGTTCAACCACCAACTCCTCACAGAAGAGCAACTGGTTATACCTTAGTTAATGATGGTAAGGTAACAGATATTGTTATGCAAGATAGAGGATATAATTATAGATCTGCACCAACTATTGAAATTGCTCCACCAACAAACCCAGTAACAGCAACTGCAACAGTTAAAACAGAGAATGGATCAGTTGTTGATATATTCATAGGAAATCCTGGATCTGGTTATTATGACCCACCAACACTAACATTTAGTGAACCTGGTCCTCTTTACGTTCCACAAAAAAATGAGGTCTATGAGAGGGATGGACAAGAATGGACATATGATGGATACAACTGGAGAAAACGTCTATCTTATGGAGTTGTATACAATGATCCAAATATTGAATCCTTAGTAGAGAAGGGTGGTAAAGATGTATCAAGAACTGTAACTAATATAGAATATGAACAAGCAGTAGAAGATGCAAAAAGAGAAATTTATATATTAAAAGATAACTTCCTTGGAATTATCTTAGATGATCAAGAATCTGCTAAAGAATATAAAAAAGGTTCTGAACAGTATGTGTCCAGAACCCTTAAGAAGGGGGATAATCCCCGATTATACGAATAATTAACTCTCTGCGAGTTTTTGGAAGTAACTCATAGCATCGTCTTCTTCTTCTGAAGCTGCTGGAGCGGCAGATACTGCCTCTTCTGCTGCTTTACGAGAAGCAAAGTCTGGTTTATAAGAACCACGAGCATTGTCCTCATCACGCACCTCATCGTCTACACGAGCAGGTGCTTTTTTAACGCCAAGAACATAGTCTAAACGCTTCTTCAAATCTTCATAAGACTTGAATTGATCAGCAGCGACTAATGCTTGAAGTGAGTATTCAGTCTTCCAAATTGCTTCCATTGCATCATCATCTTTCAATAATGGAGCAGGATTTGCAAATTCAGACTTATCATAATTCCAATATCCATCAACCTTGCGAATCTTTAATTTAAAGTCCGCACCTTGCCAAAAATCAAATGGATTAATAGGTGTTTCATCCTCAAATTCTGGTTGCATTGCTGCCATGATCTTATCAAAGATCTTTGCACCAAACTTATAAAGATACACCTTACCCTCACTAGCAGGGTTAGCAGGATCTTTTACGACATAGATGTTAGCGTAGTATGAAAGCTTACGCTTCTGTCTACGAACAATTGCCTTGTCGTCTTCATTACCACTATTCCATAATTCTCTATTATGCTCAGATACTGGATCTTTACCACCAATTGTGGTCAAAGAGTTCTCAATATACCATCCACCTGGTCCTTGGAACCCATGTGAGTACATTTTTACCC